CAGTATTTGCAATGATGATGATAGTAAACGGGTCTATGGATGGGTTTATGAAGACAGACGGTTTATCACATTGCCTTAAAGTTAAGAGAGAAAGTGAGCGCAACTTATCGGACAACAGATCAAATGTTATTCGATATGAATGTGGTCAAGTAGTGGCAGAATTAGAACCTGACTCAGAAGGTGTGCTTAAAATAAAAAAAATTTTAGAACGTAAATAATGGAACCAGTAACTATAGCATATATAATATTTGGAACTTTGTGGGTTATGGGAGCTATTACTTATTTATAAAATATGGCTCCAAAACTACCTAATAATCAATATTTTACACCAGTTAAAAAAAGAACTTCAATTGGTCATTCTTCAAGATCTAAACCTAAAAATAAACATAAGTTAAAATTATGGAAAAGCTACAACCGACAAGGCAACAAATAATTGAAGATGTTAGACTTTGGTCTAAACATTTTTTAGAGGTTCCCAATCTTCATTTAGGTGGAGTGCCTGCATGTCCTTTTGCTAAAAAAGCTTGGATGGATAAAAAAGTATGGGTTGTTGTTAAAACCAAACACAGCACATATAAAAAAGAATTAAATGATTGTCTTAAAAATTTAGACTTTACTAAGAAAGAAATATTAATATTTTGTGATCCTTATTTTAGTTATTCTCCTGATGAACTTCATATGGCTACTGAAGATTTTAATGAATGGTATAATAGAAAAGACTTCTATTTTATGAGTTTTCACCCCTCTAATCCTGCAACCGAAGAAGAGCAAAAGTTCCTTGTTTCCCCAAATAAGGATGTAGATGTATCAGGACCTGATTATAAATATTCTATGATGTTGGTACAAAAGTTCTCGCAATTACAGGAAGCTTCTGATAAATTGCACAAGCAAGGTTACTATAAAATGTGGCCTGACGAATACTATCGAGACGTCGTAGTATCACGTGCTAATAAATACAAACAGATCAATGGAGGTCTATCATGATGGGTAAAAAGAAAACCGCTAAAATGCGAGGCGGTGGAACTGTTAAAAAAACCGCTAAAATGCGAGGCGGTGGAACTGTTAAAAAAACCGCTAAAATGCGAGGCGGTGGAAAAGTTAAGAAAATGAATATGGGTGGTCGTACAGGCGACATGATGTATTCAAGAGGATACGGAGTTGGTGAAAGATCAAAACGTATGCCTACTATGTTAAGAGACCGTGGACCAATGGGAATGAAAGGTGGCGGAGCTGCTAGAAGAAATTTACTAGAAGAAGTAGGTCGAATTGATGCAGAGCGTATGAACCCTAATCGAAGAGCTGAGAAAAAAAGAGTTATAGGAGAACTCAATCGAGGTTTTAAAAAAGGTGGAGCCGCTAAAATGAAAAACGGTGGATTAAGTAAACATCCAGCTCATAGAGATAAATCTTCTACTACTAAAAATAGTACAAAAAAACCTGCTAATCTTCCTTTTCATTCAAAGAGATCTATGCCAGGAAATCGAATTAAACCTAAACCTAAACCTAAACCACCTAAAGCTGGAAAAGGTTCTTATATTAATCCAATTGATAGAAGTCCAGGCATGATTATACCCGGTAAAAAAAGTAGCGTGGCAAAAGATTCTGCTATTATGAAAGCAGAGAAAGCTAGGAGAGCTAGAGCGAAAAAAGACATTCCAACAGGAAGGTCAGCGGCAGCTTCTGGTTATTCTAAAAGACAAGAAATTGGTAAAAGAAAAGGTTTTAAAAAACACCCATCTAAACCAAATTTAGGTAATAGATAGAGGATGCCAACTTATGCTAGTACTGCTGATTTTGATCTTTCAATAAGTGAAATTGTTGAAGAGGCTTTTGAACGTTGTGGATTACAAGATCGAAGTGGTTATGAATTAAAAACTGCTCGTAGATCTTTAAATCTTTTATTAGCTGAATGGTCTAATAGAGGACTTAATCTATGGACTATAAAAAAACAAACTGCTGCGTTAGCAGCAGATACAACCAGCTTATCTGGCACTGCTTTGTATGGTGCAGGTGCAAACGCTGCATCTGAAATCGTAGAAATAACAGATATGGTTATTCGTGATTCAAGTAATAATGAATATTCATGTTCTCCCATTAGTCGTTCAACATATTTAAATTATACTGTTAAAACTTCAAATGGGAGACCTACCCAATTTTATTTTGAAAAAACTATTAACCCTACTTTGTATTTATATCCAGCAGCGGACGTAGCTTATACTGTAGTTTATTATGCTATGCTAAGAATGAAAGATTCAGGTGCTTACACTAATAACGCAGAGATACCCTTTTCTTTTTTACCATGTTTAACAGCAGGTTTAGCTTATTATATAGCTTTAAAATATGCTCCTGAAAGAACTCAGATTTTAAAAATAGCTTATGAGGAAGAATTTAGAAGAGCAGCAGATACTAATAGAGGAAATGTAAGTTCACACTTTGTGCCGAAATTAGGAATTACAGCGGGGACATACTAATGGGACGTTATGCAGGAGGACAATTTGCTTTAAGAATCTCTGATAGAGACGGACAAGCATATCCATATAATGAAATGGTTCAGGAATGGACAGGAGCCTGGGTTCATATTTCAGAATACGAACCTAAATCTCCTTTATTAAATCCTACTAATCATCCCACCGATGCACAATCATTAGAACATGCAAAACCTCAAGTAGTAGATTCTACTGTTGAGGTGGGATTAATTGGAATAGCCTCTAATAATTTTGAAGCTTTATATGAAACTGTTCTTTTAGCCGATGGAACAGTAACAAAGGTTAAAAGTATGATGCCATTAGGTATACAACGACCTTCAAAAATAACTAAGATGCAAAGTTTTACAGGAAATGTTACAGTGAGTACGTCATGACAGATTATTCAGATTTAAATGATAATGTAAGAAACTATACAGAAACAGATAGTAATATTTTATCTGATAGTATTATACAACCTTTTATAAAATCTATTGAGGATCAAGTAATGAGAACAGTAGATCTTACTTACTATCGTAAATATGACACAGCAACATTAACAATAAATAATCCTTTTTTACCTCTTCCTGCTGATTGGCAAAATTCACGTTATGTTCAAATTTATAATGCTGCTTCAGCAACTCCTGAGAGAACTTACTTGCTACAAAAAGATATTTCGTTTATGAATGAATACTGGCCAGATAGAACGGCAACTGGTACTCCTAAGTATTATGCTATGTGGGACCAAGATACACACTATCTAGCGCCAACCCCGAACGCTGCATTAACTGTAGAGCTCGCATACACGTACAAGCCTGATGGCTTATCAAGTGGACAAACATCTACTTGGTTAAGTCAAAATGCTCCGAACGTGCTATTATATGGTTGTATTTTACAAGCACTTGGATACTTGAAAGGTCCGGCAGATATGATACAATATTATGATAAAATGTTTAATCAGTCTATGCAATCTTTAGCCACATATGAGATGGGGCGTGATCGTAGAGACGAATTTCGGGACGGCGTTATTCGTATCCCTCTCGAATCAAGGAACCCATAGGAGATTATTATGGCAATTACTCAAGCTGTATGCAACAGTTTTAAAGTGGAGATCCTGAAAGGCCTACACAACTTTACGGCAACGACAGGGAACGCTTTTAAATTAGCATTATACGACAACGAAGCAACTTTAAGCAAATCAACAACTGCTTTTCAACAAACTGATGAAGTAGCAAACTCAGGCACTTATTCTGAAGGTGGTGGTGCGTTAACATCTGTTACACCAGCATTATCTACAGATACGGCTGTTTGTGACTTTAGTGATATATCTTTTACAAGTGCAACTATTTCAGCACAAGCTGCTGTAATTTATAATAGTTCAACTGTAACTGGCTTAACAACAAATGCATCTGTGTGCGTTTTAGATTTTGGTGCTGTTAAAACTTCAACTTCAGGAACATTTACAATTACGTTCCCTGCTGCTGAAGCAACTGCTGCAATTCTAAG